ATGATACCATTAGGGCCGATTTTTCATTTTACTAGTTTTGTAACTAGTCAGATCGGGGCCCGTGTTAACGATTTAAAGGCATTTTCTGCCACACCCAAAAACAAATTTAAAACGCGTTTAACATGAGAACCACCAACCAAAAAGTAAAAGTTTCAATAAGACAGCGGACACAAGGAAAAAATCCTGCAAGAGGTTCTGTCCACATACACGTATCTATCGACGGCGTTGCCGATATGATCCCACTCAAGATTTCATGGCCAGTTGACAAGTTCGACAATGGAGTACTCCTCCCACGTGACGGATTTGATGATGACACCCTTTGCACCCAAAACAATTTCCGGATACAAAATGAGCGATCACGCGTCGATGCACTTGTCTTTAGATATTATGCCCTTGATCGAGCCATTACCCATGAGCTGATCAGGCGCGAGGTATCGCTTAAAATATCAAAAGATGATATCGTCGCATTTATAAAAGGCGAAGGCAGGCAATTGCTCCGCGAGCATTTGATCGAGCACGGAACCTACAAACATTACGTGACTGTGATCGCCCGGATAGAAAAATACTTTAAAGAGACCGGATCTTACTGGAAATTTAATACGATCGATGATCACGAACTCCGAATTCATCAGCGCTGGCTTCTGGACAATTTTACACACAATACAACAGCCGGCCATATGCGCGTGATCAAGAAGTTTCTGACTATGGGTGTATCAAAAGGACTCATCCCGGAAAGTCCTGCAGATAAATTGAAGACTTTAAAATATCAGGATGGAATCCGCGAAGTTCTGACAAAAGATGAAATCAACAAACTGTACAATTTCTATATCGAAGATGGCACGGAACTTCTGACCGAACTGGAGCATACCGCATTGCGTCGATATCTGGTGGCCTGCTTTACCGGACTAAGAAAATCAGATATCGAGCAGCTAGACCCACGGCTCCATATCCGCAACAACAATATTCTTCGGTTAAGTATGTTCAAAACACGGAAATATGGTAAAGTCATTGAATTCACCCTCCCAAAAATTGCTGTGGAGCTGATCGGCAAAAAGAGAGGAATTATATTTCCAACGATTGAATCCTATTCGCTGGGTAAAGCATTACGTAGAGCACTGACGAAAGCTGGTATAGACAAATACATGAAATTTCACTCCAGCAGGGATACATTTGCGACCACGTTCATCTTATTAGGTGGTAATCCTGTCGATCTCATGGAAATTTTAGGACACTCCGATCTAAAAACAACCATGATTTACGTTAAGATGGCCAGCGACTCAAAAAGTAAAACAATGCAGTTCTTCGACGACCTCGTAAAATAACTGCAAAAACGTTCCAATTGTTCCAATCGCCTTTTTCGCCAACGAAAAGGGCTTTTTTATGGCAATTTCCTTTTTGGAACACTTGGAACGGTCATAGATTATTGAAGCTGCAGCGCTTTCATTGCCCCATCCCATTTCTCCTCGAGCAGTTGATCGGCTAGTTTGGGAACCGCACGATCCAGTTGAGGATTTAACCACTCTTTGGCTTTTCGTTTCCCAGTCCCCAGCTTGCCTAATGATTTTGGATTGGTACTTTTCTTTTGTCCGGACTTTGTTGTCCAGGTCGAACCTTTTGAACCGGCCACACCTTTTCCTGCCCCCTTGTGCAGGAAAGCTAGGTATCGATGAAATTTAAATGTTATCGTTTCAATCTGACCATAATTCTGCTTATATCTAATTTTGATCGAGTTCTCACCCTCTCCTGTTTGCTGAGTACTGGTGACCATAGCTGCATAGCTGCCTTTAATGGAGGTGATAGTTTCTCCTCCCCAGGCTTTTATTCGATTATTCCACATTTTTAAGAATTTACAGTGTTTTCAATTTTAACTTTCGTATCCTGGGCATTTTCAAATTCAGAAAACAACATGATGACCTTTTTATCACCCATGGCGATCATAGCCTGATAAAGTAGATCCATCTTACTCTCCAGGACTGAAGTATCAGAATTGTTCTGAACAATCACTGGTGACTGAGCTGTCAGACTCCCAATTTGATTAATTCTCCCGGCCTCCATCATATCGACGAAATTGGCAATTCGAGGATCACGCAATTGTTCTGAGGAAACCACATATTCCGGCATATGGTTTTCACCTGCAGTAAATTGATTGCCCATCGAATTTGTAAACAAAGTCGGCTCGTTGACTTTCCCCTGAGCTTTCTTTCCAGGAGTAAAACCACCATGGAAAAATTGTGGTGGTTTTGTAGCTGCAATTACCGCGATCTGTGCAGCTCCGGCAGCAGCAGCTGCAGCCGCAAGAAATATATTTGGCAATGCCTTTGTTACCGCCAAAGCTGTGTTGATACCAGCCTGAAGCAATGACGCATTTTTATCAGCCTTCCACGCTTTCAGCTTTTCAGCACGTGCCTGCTTATCATATTTATCATTGATAGCCTTTTTTTGAGCTTCAGACAGATTCTTATTTGAAAGCTCCTTTTCTCGTTGCTTTTCAATATTGGAAAGCGCTGCATCGAGTTCAGCCTGCCGATTGTTGGCCCCAATTTGAAACAAAGCACCTGATAGATCCTCTGCAGCTTGGATGGCAGTGTCCTTTATTTTCTTTGCACGATCCTTATCGGCCTTACCATTCTCCTCATCCTTTTTCTGCTGGTACTTGGCATCAATGGCATCCATAGCTTGCTTGAATAGCTCAGTGTCCTTTAATTGTTCACCATACTTTTCTCGGAGCTTATCTATCTCGAGCTGATGTTGAGCTTCGATTTCAGCAATCCTTCTCGCATGCTCATTTGCAACAAATCCTGTGGTACCTGTTTCTAAGACTTTGATCTCTTTCTCTAGCCGTTCACGCTCCCGAATTTTGGCCTGCGCAAGTTCTCTTTCCCAGGCCTCCTGAATTTGTGCTTTTTGGGCTTCATTGGTACCTGCATCTTTCAGCAACTTCTTATAATGCTCATCGATCCGAATCTGTTCCCGATCCAGCTCCGTAAGCATCTTTTGCCCCATGTCGGAGCGGATTTTGGTGATTGCTTCAGAGATTTCCTTCTCTTGTTTTTCCCGTAAATGAGCAATTGCTGATTCTTTATCAGCCTGAAGGAAAAGAACCCGGCCCTCGGCTTCCAAACGTTCCTGTTCACTCGCTCCTTTCTTGTCCCGGAAACCTTCCCAGGCTTCGATCAGCTTATCGTATTTAGCTTCCTCAAGGGCAATTTCCTTGTCATTTTCCGCAAGCTGCTCCTGGTAGCGTTGCGCATTAAAAAGTTTTTCCTCGTCTACAAGTTTTTCATAGAGCTTTTGCGCAGCTTCCCGGTCTTTTTCCGCTTGAGACTTCTTCTCTTTTTTTGGATCAGGCGCATTAATAATAGCATCATCTTTCTTCGGGAGACTTACATCCAATACGGGTGTGTTTTTTGCTTTAAGATATTCCGCCAAAGCTTCAGGAGAAAGTGCGTTATCTGTACCATTTACTAAATCCAAAGCTCGTTGATCAACATCGATCTTCATGCTCTGCAGCATTTTCGTGTTATCGTAGATAGTAGCTTTCCATTTTTTCGCAAATTCTTCTTTAGATTTTTTATCGTATTCCCATATGGAATTTTTGTCCAAGCCAAACCAAGAAAGAAATCCTCCCTTTTTTCCGATATTATCAGTTTGCCGTTTTTGAATATTATTGATTTCTTTTGTACTTCGATCAACAACATCTAAACCGGTTGCGATATCTGATTTTAGCTTATCTATATAATCTTTGTTCTTCGCCTCAAAAAGCTCTTTTTGTGCTTTATTGAATAAATTTATTTTTCCCCGATTTATATCAAGTGCCTGACCATATTTATCCCATTCCGTTACCGCTTCTGGAATAACCAGGGCTAGTTGCTGAACAGTTTCCTTAAGCTTTATTTGCTCATCTTTATTAAGCGTACCTTTACTTTTAAGTTGATCATAGGTTGATAATAAAGGATGCAGTTGTTTATCGAGATTTTCATTCCTGGCACCAAGCTGTTCAAGTTCATCTTTAAGTTTTTGCGATTCTGATCGATTATCAACTAAAGCAGCCGTTATACTTGTTAGTACAGCCCGTGTCCCACTGTTCTCCCACATTGTGGCGAACTTGTTAGCCAATTTATCAATATTGGCAGCGAGGTTGGTATTTGCTGTATTGAATTCATTGGTGATCGATGTTCCATCTTTGAAACTTTGCGCAACCTCTTCTTGCTTCTTTCTAAGCATATCGATATTGTTGGCCAATGCCCCGATAGCAGCACGCCCCTCCGAGCCTGTAACATCGAGCTCTTTCATATTTTTTGCGAGCTCTGCGATACCTCCTCCAGTATTTTTGGAAGCGTCTAAAACCAGTTTCATTGCGCTATTCGCATCATCCCGCAAAAGATTAGCAAAATCTTGAACTTCCATTCCGGCGATTTTCGCATACTTTGGCACGTCATTTCCCATACCGACTATAAACTGTCCGATAGCAGTTGATGAAGTTTGCATAGATTGACCGAGCTCATCCATGACTGCCGCCATGCCTAGCACATTTGGAAGAGATATTTTTGCAGCCGGGGCGATTCCTGCTAATCGTGTAGAAAAATCAATTAGATTTTTTTCATTGGCGGTACCGCTTGCTCCTAAATCATTAATGGCTGATCCAACTTTCAAGAGCGCATCCTCAATTCCAAACTGTTGTTTTACTTTAAAAATGTCAAGAAGTTTACCCAGTTCATTTACGGCTTGTTCCGTTCCGCCCAAATCTTCGCCGAGAGCCACACCAATTTTATCTGCAGATCGGACAAAGCCCTCTACATCTTCAACTGATGACAATCCCAGTTTTCCGGCGACTTGAGCTAATCCTAACAATTCGCTTTTGGCCGTTCTGGTGTCAATTTTTTGGAGAGATTTGTTGACTGCTTCAACCTGTACTTCTGTTAGGCCGGTAGTTTTCATTACTCCAGCGTAGCTATCACTGAGTTCTTTATTTTGAGAAATAATATTTTTTGCAACATCAAGAAGAGAACCTCCGATAGTTGCACCGATAGCTAGCTTCGCTAAATCCTTAATTTCTTCTTTGAGATTGAAAAAACTTTCACGTGTACCCTCGGCCTCATCACGCAGGCTCTTCAGGCGTTCCTTGACCTGATCAAGGATCTTACTCTTTTCAGCAAATTCCTCTGATCCCCTTGGAAGCAATGCCAATTCATTCCGCAACCTCGTGGCCGAGGCTTTGAGCTGCTTTAACGTGTCATCAGCTGCATTTGCATTTAGGTAAATATTTACCCCTCTATTTTCATTATTCGAAGCCATGCAACGAAATTCCTTCCGGAATTTTTGCATGAAACGACAACGGCCCCTAGAAGGAGCCGTCAATCAAAACTATAAAACATGGTTAGTAAGAAACATACTGTCCATCGAGTTGAAGAACCCAGTGGCCAATGATTTCAAATTTATCATGCAACAAAGAAGGATCGCTCACCATATAATACATCAGCGCATCCCTTCCGTTATATCTCCACCAATATCGATCGACATTTGAAGCCAGGACAACTACATTCTCAGATACCACATAATCATTATACGGCCCCTCTTCCCGGATGGACTGATCATCAACGTTGACAATCCTTCTGTCAACATGTACGTTTAGGTTATTCACTGAGATTGCACGTATGGACATCTGACTATCCTGATAAAATTCTAAAACAAGATCTGCATATGTTCGATAACTATTGCCGTTAGGCTTATTTTTCAACAATACCCTGGCATAAAGTTTCCCTTCCGGCGTAACAGTCTCAGGAGAGTTGACAACCACCCTAAATCCGGATGCAATTGCATTCAGATCATAATGCGGATAACAGATCACTTTCGCATCGATGCGCTCTGAATTATTCGCCGGTTCGAATGTAACCTTATCGATCAGTGCCTCCACTTTCGCTTTATTTACATCTGCAACCAGCAATTTTTGCAGCGGATTAATCGCCATAAATTGAATTACATCAAACTTCGCTGAGATTTCCACCTGCTCAGAGATGCAGTAATAAGCATACCATGCCAAAGAAAAGCGATTGATCACCCCCTTTTCACCGCCCAGAGTTAGCGAATTATTAAATGTTCTGTTCAGATTGCCGATATCATCCGCTGTAGCTTCAGCGATCCATACTGGACCGCCAAATCCGACCGAACCCTTATAGGAAAGCAGCCGGAAAGCGAAAGAATTTTTGCCATAAGTATTATCGGCATTGTATGCCGGCATCTCATTTAGGGCGACACCATAGCAATTGCCCATCTGTGTCTTCCGGGGCAACCGAACATTTTCAATATTCCAAAGTTTCTCAGCCCACATAAACGGCTGGCCGATGGCCATCTCCACCTCTTTAAATGAATCCGTATATCCCACAATAACCGATCCTTCATATGGCAGCGCCTTGTACATTTCATCTGCGTCATCTACTTTAGCAAGCAATTTATAGGCACTAATTGACTGCCTTTTAATCGACACAGAGTCTTTGATCTGCATACCTGATATATCCAACCGGTTAGGTTCGGACAATATCTTGGTCGCTTTCTCAAAGTAGGCCTTTTTGGTCTGTGAGTCAAAATAGATCATCACACGATGATCATTCCGGATCGCTTTGAAAAAATCTGCAATTGACAATTTGGGCAAGTGCTGCGCAGGGTTTATCATACCATTTGCCAAAATATCATCGCCAGTCCTGGTGCCGGTATTGTCTATGATCAGTGATTTTATAAAACTGTCATCCAAATAAGATCCTTCAGCCTGAAAACCCAGAAAACCACAAACTTCTTTGATCACCCAGGTCAAGTAGAAAAATGCACCATACAACCTAGTTCCCCCTTTTATAGTATACCCCTCCGAAAAATCATTAATTACAGACTGTTCGAAATCAATATTGTTCGACCCATCATTTTTAATCTTGAGTTTGCCATCGGCCATAGGATTAAAATAGGTCGGCATACAAAATGGATAGACGCCTATCGAGCTGTTTATAGCGACAATTTTATCATTGATCCCTGCCCCTGGCCCATCGATCCGGATCGATTTATGCGAAACAAACTTTGAATTTACCGTCGTGGTGAATACTTCAGCAATTGTCTTATCCCTCATCAGGTCAGCTACGATTGAATTGTCAATCGTCAAATAACCCTCGTACTTGCTTCGCGCAGAAATATCGTACTCCAGTTTCGCTCGCTTCCAGGACATACCCAGCAGCGAAATATTCACGTCGATGGACTTTCGGCCTAGTCGGTTCTCAAGGAACCGGCCATAGCCCAAAGCCATATCATTTTTCTCGGTCGGCGGAAAAGTCACCGGATAAGTGTATGAGCCCTTCAGAACAGTCTCCTCATTAAATGTCGTCGCAACGAATTCCACGGTCAATTTACTGTCCGGCGAAACATCCAGCACGACGCCATCATCCGTAATAATTGCAAAAGGTAGAGTCATTCTATTTAATTAGCGGTTTGAACTTTGCCCAAGGGAATTGTGGCCCTGGATCAGGCTTTCTTCCTGGAGCGATATCCGAGTGGCCAATGATTTCCTTGATTGGATAGTTGGCAATAATCGCCTTGCATGCTTCGATGGCAGCATTGATCTGCACATCCGTGTATTGTTGAGAACCGGTGTTCTGCAGCTCGATTCCGATACTATAGGAATTTAACCCGGTTAAACCTCTCCACTTACTCACTCCAGCATGCCAGGCTTTTAAATTGAACGGCACCAGTTGGGTAACTACCCCCTCCCGGCTAATGTGCAGGTGTGCCGACACCTGGCTCTTCGGATCTGTCATCCAGTTGATCGCACTGGTTGAATTAGGTGCTGCATCGTAATGCATCACGATGTAAATTGGAGTGATTACGCTCCCTTTGTTTAGAGTCGGACGGAACCCAACTGGAGTTCCGTCGTTATTGTATAGTAGATTGCTTTTTACTTGCATAAATTTATATTTTTAATTACAAAGTATCCAATGAGCATCTCTCCCCGACTCTTTGGATATATTGTATTGATTCTTTCCCGGTCTTCATCCCTCTTTTGTTTTTATGCCCCCGAAGGGGCTTTTATTATTGTTTACTTAAGGATTTAATCCATATCATTGTAAAGTCCAATAAATCCATGCTTGCAACTGATAAGCAATCGAGCGCATTGCTGTCGCAGAAAAATGGGTAATATCTATTCCTGCTATCGCTTTTTTTGTGCCACTTATCGTATCGTCTAAGTCGTACGCATAGCGCTCGTCTTTTGTTGATAATGGAGATTGAGTGAAGAATGTTGGTATATAATTAATCCGCCTTGATAAATTCAAATCTCCTAAGTACTCTTTAAAAAAATTATCTTTTGCGAATTTACCTGTCGGGAATCTATCATTCATAAATCCGTAATCGGCCCATTCACCTGGAGAGTAAACTCCTGAATGTCGGCTATAACTAAATCCAATTTGAATTGTGTTATTATGTGATTTTATTATATTCAATAAATTAACACCTATTTGATTAGTATATGTATAACCTTCACTATCGTTAGTACCTAGAGCATCTACAACGTGTGTAGGAGTCGCTACATCAAACTCATTAACGTTACTAACCTTGCTGCCAATCTTGTAGGATTTACCATCAGAACCTACAACAGTTTGGTTAGCATTACCTGTCAACCTCACTCCAAGATCATCCATAGTTCTATATCTATCCAGCCAAGCCTGTAAGCTAAAAGCTGTTGGATATTTCCAAATATGAGCGCCCGAATAAGCCTGTGCAGCCTTGATGTCAAAAAAAGGATTGTCTGGGTTCAAACTTACTCCTCCTGTTGGATTTTGAATATTACCATTAAGACCAAAAAGAAACTCGTTTATCTCATTGTAAATTGCAGATTGATTGCCTTCGTAGCTCGTGTAATTAGATTTATACCCCCATCTTAATTTCAAAACTTTCCAAAGATGTTCGTCAATATCAGGCTTAAATCGACCAAAAGGAGTACTTAATATCTCATTGTTATTTTCAAAAGTGTTTTCCCACTCTCTATTTATAGTAGAACTTTCACTATCAAAAGGAGTTTTAGTTTTTAAACCCAGAAGTGAAAATAGTGCCTGTGATGTAAGAATATTATGTTCTGAGACTAAATCATCTATCATCAGATTACCAAGTTTTGGCAGCATAGCATAAGTGAATGCCGCCCATGCTCCACGTCCTTCGGATTTGGTTTTAACTCGTATATCTTCGCCTTTATAATTAATAGTTCTATCGGATGGAGATTTTGTGCCTAATGATTTAAAAGTAATATTACCGACATCTTTATTGTCCATCTCAAAAAATTGACCAACAAAATTTGAAATTGTCCCTCCTCCTGATTTATCAAAAAAATCAACATCTTGGTCAGTTATAGAATCTCCTAGCATTAGCATCAAAATAGGTTTGTTTTGTGCGTTTTTTCGATTTGCTCGAATATAATCTAACTTGATAAATTGCTCAATTGCCTTATCATTTGAACTTGTTATTTCGATTTGTGTAGGAATCGTTTCAATAGGCACATCATTACGAACATGAGTTTGAAGAGATGCTTTTAGCCCGCCATTCAATTTTACAGACAATTTCTTTCTGACGATTGACTCGGCATAGATGTTAGTGAAATATTCACGAGGTTCTCCACTACCAGAATTAACACCAAAAACATAATTAGGCACATACAAATCATAATTGTAAGGTCTTGATTTCTCAAAGATGTCTTCTGAGGTGGATATATTGACAAAAGTTCTTTCTAAGTCTTGGTTTGTAGATGTCTGACAAACCAACCATGAGTCTTTAGCGACATATACTTTACCTCTATAGAGTTCATTATCGGCGGAAGCTCCATGACTCTCATAAGAAGTTTCAGCGGTTTCAGAATCGTAAAGATGGACAGTCCTTTGTCCCCAAGTATCCGTACCGATTTGAAAATCAATTATTGAGCCTTTAGGAACAAAAAACCGATCTGTTATCCGTCTGTTGGTGTTGTACATCTCATAGAATTGTCCATAGGAATTTAGATTTCCGTTTTTATCTTTGAAGTCTATTGAAGTTAAATTCTTAACAACTGACGTTGAGTTGTGTAAAAGATCCTCATTCAATTTATGCACCTCAGACAAATCATCAGGAGTTGCATAAATTGGCTCAACATCATCTCTATGAACAAAAGCATCGTTTAAAAATTCTTTTTCACATTGGAAAATTACCCATGAGTCCTGCCATGTAGTGTACTCTATAACTTCTAATTGATTAACTTTTTGTGGTTTAGCAACATGATAAGAATCAATTCCTTCAATGTTTTCTCGATTAAAAAAGTGTGCAACTCCTTGTGATATGTTGTCAACTGCTAAGTATATTGTAAGTTTTGTATCTCTCGGTACAAAGATCAAGTCTGATATACACCTAGTAGAATTAACATTCGTGTAACCTTCGCCATAGTAGTTGTATATAAATTTTCTTTCAAAAAAATCCGCTCCAGTTAAGTTTTTAACAGATAGATTTCTACTGTTTTTCAAAAGTTTCTCAATATCTCTTTTATAATCTAAGGCAGGTATAAGGACTTCAACAAATGGTTGTTGAGCTTCGGTTTCAGTATAATAGTGATATGAAACATTGATATATCCATCTTCTTCTACATTAATATAGAATGTTTTTAAACCTGATAAACCCGTATTATTTTCCCCCCTTAAAAAGACTTTGTTTTTATTAAATAAGGCGTACAACAACGCTCCTGTTGAATTTCCAAAAGTTGTCACAACGACTAAATCTCCTTTCTTAACAGGCTGATTTAAAAGGCTTCTGAAATTTACATTTTCAGATAGACTTCCATCGGAATTTGTTAGTCCATGAAATAAAAACTTGTCTTTTTTTATCGATGTGTAAAAAACATCAACAAATTTATCAAAACCTAAAGTCCCATGCACTTTATTTAAGTGCAAAATATTAACCCAGTCTTCACTTTCATCACTTGGCTCTTGATCAGTCTGTTTGTTTGCAAACCAACCATTATTGTTGTGCCAAACAAAAGAATTTTTTTCAACTGGTTTTTCTAATTCTGACCAAAGGTTTATTTTGTTTCCATCAGCTCCCTTTGGCAAAGGCACACTGCTTCCTAAGCTCCAGGTAGTACCGTCCCACCAGTTAGTATTTTTCTTTCCTGCAGGTGCTTCCCATGCCGTACCCGTAGAAACAGGGGGTTCAGCAGATGTTCCATTTACAAACCATCCTTCCACATCTTCCATTTTTCGGTTTGCTCCAGCAGGGCCAGGAGGCAAAATTGTAGCTGTGGCAGAGGTCGCTCCCCCTTTAATTGTTTTGACCTGAATCGATGCCTCAATCGTTGCATTCTTTACCTGCTGAGCCATATCCGCGACAACTTTTGTTCCTGCGAATACGGAAACTTTATATGATTTTGCCATTATTATTTAGTTACAATTCCGGTTAATATTAATTTTCCCTTGACAAATGTTGTCCGCTCGGTACCGTCGATTACAAGGATATCATAGAAATACACATCCTTTTTAAGTTCGATCGTATTTAATCCAAAATTCATAGTCAATTTTGTCGGCTCGATCGTTAGGCCTCCATTTGCTTTAGTAAGTTCAAGAGCTATTTCCGAAGCGTTTAAATCGTCTTTGAACTGTACACGAATTTCTTTTCCGGCCAAGCTAAAAGGCACGATTTCACCAGTGTCTTTCTCGATCACTTCCCATCCCCAAAATTGATATTCTTCAGTAGTCCCCCGGACGAGAGTAATATCAAACTCATTTAGATCTATATTATAATCCATATCAATATTTAGTTATCAAAAAATTGCTCTTGAGAATGTTGGCTACTAATTTCAAATGACACAGCAAATAGACCGTTTCCATCTTGAGACTCATCGATGGATGATGATGAAATATTCACTGGCCACCATTCCTTCTTGAACAGCTCCAGTTTCCAACGACTTAAAATAAAATCACGAAAGCCAACGATTTCAGAATATGATTTATATCCAGAACTGATTTTCTCCTTATTCTCAAGAACAATATCCAGGTCAATATTCTCGCCTTTCTTCAGATCAAACGTTCCGGCTTGAGATATAATAGCATTACTCTTTTCAATTTCGTAGGAAATAGCTTTTTTCCCTGAAGTGAAAAGCGTCTCAGGGGATCCAAGAGAATTTTGAAAAAGAAAGACACGCTGATATTGATGTAATGTATCATCAACAAAAAATCGAATTATATTTGAAATCTTTTTACCCTCCGCATGCAGCCAAACCTTATATGAGACGATATCCAATTCTGGATAATAGGTATTTGCATTTATTTGAACGAGTCCAACCGGAATAATTACCTTCTCAAATTGTTTAATTTCAACAATTGAATAAGCTGTAAATGAGAACAGCATCCCATCACTGTAAACCACTTCAACCTCCACTTTGACTTCCGTATATGTTTCATTTAGATTGAACCAGGACAACCAATTCGGTTGGTCAGGAATTACTTTTTTGTCTTGAGTTGTACAGAGAAAACGAACTGATTCATTTACTGAAATTGATTCTCCAAAACTTAAATTTTGCAAGTTTTTTGGAAGCCCTCCATAAACGGCGAAAAACAGATCCGTAACGACTGAAGTCCTGGGACCTTGGGGCTCTCCGGATAATTCTGTTGCTCTCAAATAGAATTGCTTGATACATTTGCTTTTTACAATACCCACATCCTCTACCGATAAGATATCTGGTCCGTCACTTAGACACAACGAGGATAGAGGTTTTGAGAAATCCCAAGAGGCATTGCCATTGATATCAGGAACTAAAGCCGCAGAAACAACAGAGCGTTCAGCCAACGAAAGATCGATCGCAATAAGCTCTACAAAAATTTTAAGATTAGGTGTATAATTTTTTGACACTGGCGTTTGAGGTGTCTCAATAGCCACAGCAAGATCATTAGTAACATCTTGAATTTGCACATCTAAAGAAACATCATTCTCAATTGAGCTAAACTTGATTTTCTGACCGTCGACCTCTCCAACAAATAAAGATGACAGGTTAAATGCATTCAGTATTGCATTCTTAACTTTTACCAACCAATCTTGCTTTGTCTCAGTTGGACCAATTCGATGAGGAATTTTAAACTTGTTAATAGGACTCGCATATTCACATGAGAACAGAAATTTCGTTTGTTTTACAATTAAAGTGAACGACCAATCAAGATAATAATAATAAGTTTTTTCAGGAGTATGGAGTTCACTATCTACGACATTATCAACCTGGCTAAAGTCCAAAGTAAATATCAAAGGACGACCAGCCTCTAAAATTACTTGATCAGTATGGAATTCAAATACTATTGGATTTCTCGACCAGGAGACTTTATTGGGTTGCTTAACGATTGAAATTGCCATATCACAAAGATGGCTCTCAAAATAAATTTTGAAACGACAATTAATTGGTAAACTGGGATACAACAATATGAGAAATACGGTAAATAAAAAAGCCGGTGATATCTCATCAGCGGCCTAACTAAACAAATTAAAAAAAATTACAACTTGATACTATCCCTAATTCCCAACTCAGCATAATAACCGAAATGATTTTCACCGATCGGGCCGATCGAATCTCCATTCCAAATTTGCGGATCGAACATAAATGGTTCCTGTCCTGGTACCGGAGGAGCAGATCTTAATCGATTAAGGTAAAAATATAGCCGATCCAAAACGCGCTCCGCTTTATCAGTAATCTCTGTTTTGCGTTCACGATTATCCACTGGAACAAATTGTACACATACAACAAGGCCCTCCTTCAGCCAAATATTACCATTGGCATTATTCTTTTTCGGACTTTTTGCATAAGGAGGAACCAGTAAAACCATACGGTCACTAATATCCTGTAAAATTGCTGCAGCTTCATCTGCACTACAATCAAAAATAGCTGGAGCTTCTTCAGTGTGCAGAAGATCAGGATCCGCTATTGCGAATGCTGTAATGAGCTCCATGTACCGTGTTAAAGTCATTTTCTATTCTTCTTGATTTCTTTAAATTTAATCTGACCCCGTTCTAAACTCATTAGTGTCGTATGTACAAACTCATTTTCCAAAGTTTCTGCTGTACGCCCTTTTTCACCTACGAGGTCATCAAAAGTTCCTAACCAACCGTAACGAGGCGCTTTCTGTTTTGGCGTGTCAATTTTCTGATTCTTCTTTTTTGGGAAAATATGAGGATAACTGTCAAAAGCTTTCCACCTGGAAGCTAAATAGTACAAATAAATACCGTCTTTAATAGACAGATCAAGATCCTTAAGTTCTTCAGCCCGGAATTCAGTTAAATTAGAATTGAACTTTTCACGCAGATCACCGCAATATTCTACATTTCCAATCTCATGCGCTGCGCCCTTACCCTCTGGTCTATACAAAACCGAAATCAACTTATTCAATGTTTCCGGATTTTTATGTTCCCAGTACTGGATAAAATATGTTTCGGCCATAACAAATTCGCCAAAACGCATATTACCCAATAGCGGATCAGGCCCCAAATAACGGATGCCATTATGTGTAAATTCCGGAAGTATGTTGATTTTGATCTCTACTTTACTAAATACCCATTCAACCAATTTAAAAGCTTGCTGAAGGTGTGGCAGATCAAACCGGTCAATTCCATCTTTTGCACTCCAGGCTAACAAATACAATACTCTTACCAACTTATCACTGATCGTCATTCGAGGCAGTTCTTTGAGATATAATTGAGCAAGATTCGGATATAGATTCAACGGGACTTCATCCCAGCTCTGAGGTACATCGGCCACCCATTCCTGATCAGCGCCGGTTATTGTTAGTTTTTCCATTTTTATCATTTAATGTTTCAGGTTCTTCAGGCAGAGGACTAGATAAATACTCTCTCTCAAATTCTTTTTGACTTTTAAGTGAAGTCTCAGCAAACGTTGATTCAAGGTTTGGATGATCATTCAGAAAAAGCCGACGCTTAAATTTTGGCACTTCTTCAGCAAATTCCAACCATCTGAGTGTTCTGAAAGATTCCGCACTAAGAGCGTCAGATAAATGTGGTTGAATAAAATCCCCCATAGATGGCTTCTCACTCATGTCGATTCCAGGGATAACAAGAACTCTATGATCGAAGTCAGGGAAAAAGACTCCTGCTTTCAGCCGATCATTTATAATCAACCTCCCAAAAATTAAGGTTATTCCCGGATTCGCCGGATCAAATGAGACTATGATCCTCATTTCATAACAACGAAGCTCCCTGGCTTTTTCAACATATTTCAAAAGGTCCTGCAAACGTACCGCTATAGGAACATTTTCCCTAAATACTTCGACAAACCTATGCGCCATTATCAACTCCTTTCACGGCTAATATAGCCATCTCTTTAACCCAAAAGGTTGTCATAAATTCACAATACTTTACTCCCTTCTCCTTCAACCAATCTGAATAAGTTTTACCAACACCTCGTTCCAGGGTTAATTCAGCAATCATCTTGTCGACATCATATTGCGTTTTACCTTCGTATCCTATTTTCTCAATAAAAAAATCAGTGAAAGATCTACTTGCAATTTCTTCGGATTGTAGCCACGCATCCAACACTTTTCCACACGCTATGGTATCGGCCAGTACTGGACCACACATGGCCATTGCCTTAGAAAATTTCATCATAGATTCTCCAGCCAATGAAGCTGATCCTCCTAGTAATGAAATTGCCCGGACACTTTTTTCGGAAGATTCAGCCATTCTTTCTTTAAGAAGCCCCATATGTTCCCAGAGATAAAATGGTGTTGCTTCCAATTCTGCTAAACTCAAGGAATTAACCAAAGAATTATGGTGCTTCGCACGCTCATAAGCTTTTTGATCTTTTTCTGAAAAGAAGCAATAGCCCTCTTCCCAACCTGTAGACCTCCAGGAAAAAAATTCCTCGAGGGAACACTTTACACCATCTTCCAAGAGAATTTCCCCATCCTGAATCGTCATCCATTCGTGAGGCTGAAAGTATTCATGGCTGATTTTAGAGCCATCTTTCATAAACTGCAAAGCTTCCTCCTTATTCATAACCAAGGTTAAATCCTTTACCTAAATAATACTCTTTTGATAAATGAGCCGGCACAACGTTAATTTTGGAAATCTCCAATTCAATGAATTTTTCGTAGACCGGACAAAAACTAAAAAACAAGAAATAATATCTCATGCTTTTGCTTTAAACATTCCCCTTATTCTGTTCCAAATGGCTGGCCAACCTACATTTGAAAAAACTAAAATCAAAACTATGGCCACGATAATTCCCCCAACCACGAACCACCACGAAAACCATTTATCGACTTTAGCTCCAGCATCCACATGTACCTGCTCATTGAGATTAATAGAATCCTGGATATGTCCTGAATTACTGGAGGTGTTATTTATATAACTTGCTCCAGTGGCCGAGGAATCTTTTGTGGTTCCGGTGTAAATCAATACACCGTTTTTGCCTTTAGCATCAATATTCCCATCTTTATTGATATTGAACTCATCAAAGCCTCTAGCTTCAAGCGCTACTGATCCGGAGCTATTTTTAACAGTGTAATTTCCCTGCAGTGTTGAAACACTAGTGATACGCCAAGAGCTATCCCTGCCAGCAGAAAAAAGGGTGCTCTCCGTTTTCTTACGAAACAGATTGCACCCAGTCAGGGATAGTAATAGAAGAATGAAAGAATATAGCCTTACCATAACTTGATCAAAAGAGGGTGGCCAACCAAAAACCGCCCTCACGCATATATACCAGGAACCATTATTTAACATTGAGAACCAGGAGCAAAATTTGTCCTTAATTTCACTCCCGGATCAGATTTGCAATAAATCACCAACAATAACAAACCTATATTGTTAGAAACAACTCACGCTCCCTCAAGCGTCTACGTTTCAAATGTCCTAATTCCCTATTAAATCTCATGCGACACTTTTCGGCTGGAATTTCGAGAATTGCATCAGCTGCTTTGAAATACTCTTCATTGTTTAAAAGTCCTAGCAATTTCGACCGGTTGAAAGCTAAACCACGTATACTATAAACAATTGATACTAAAGTATCAAACTGATTTTGGGTTAACCTTACATCCACATGAGAGTTTACTATTCTGGACGGAGAAATAAGCGAATATCTAAGGAGATCGCTCGCCTCAGCCTCATCCTTGATACGATCCCCCTGGCGTACCTTTTGGCCGTCTGGCCATCTTACTGTACCATAGCCCAAAGTCCAAACACCGAAGTTATCTAAATAGGCGTTAAGCCTAAGCTCCTCAAACCCCTTGACGAGTCTCAGCGCGTTTTGCGATATCTTCATAAGAGGCTAATTTTTGTTCGTACTTCAATTTTGTTGCTTCCAAATTTTTAATAGACAACTGACAAGCCGCAAGTTCTGCAGAGAGCGAATTTGTTAGACTATTAGCTTTATTTAAAAGCGCGATATACTCCTGCTCCCTTTTGAGAGCCGTTTCTATCTGATCCTGAAGAAACCCGATCTGCGTGCGTTGATCTTTGATCATTTCTCCATAAGTTGTCCGCACCTGTTCATCAACAGTGGCATTCGTCTGCTCAATCACAGCATTTGTCTGCTTTTTGCTCGTCCAATAGGTTACGATTGTTGATAAAACTCCAGAGCTAATTACAGCCATGACAAGCTGCATAAGTGAGAATTGCTCGTTTTCCATATTACATTCCAAAAATTCCGCTTTCAGGTTTATTAATTACTCTATAACTCATTTCCGTTTCAACATCCCTCGCATCCGGAAAATCCGCCTCATTCGCGTCGATGTAATTTCTTGCTTCATCTAAATATTTATTACCATCATTCGTGAGCTGCTCAATCATTTTTTCGCGCTCACTGTCTCCGCCTTTTTTACGGGCATCCTTCAAGGTCACATAATAGGTATACAGATTGATCTGAACGCCAAGATCAGTGACTTCTATTGCGCGCTCGACAATACCTTTCGCTACGGTCAGCAATACAATTCCTGGTATAAGAAAGCGCTCCAGCAGAATCTTTTCTTTGGTGGTGTATCCGGATAATTGTTTCTCCTTCAGTTTCAAAAAAAGCGGTTCGCTGATTTTTGTCCGGACATCATTCCATTCAACACGCTTCATAATGTATCGAAGTGTCAAATAGGTCATCCGGTTAGCATTGATCTGATAGTTTTCAGAAAAAATCTCAGCAGTTTCAACAAAGAATTTCTTTTGTTCAAAGTACGCCTCACTAGCTGCCCATACCGGAAAATCAGTCAAGTTTGCTTCCAGATAAAGTAGCAGCTCATTGAGCGCATTAAAACCGTCACTGGCAAATTGGTACTTCAGATTATCAATCTGCCACTGGAAAGCAGTCTTTTTCGTATCATTGACAGAAATGGAGACTCCGGTGGCTCCGATACTCACCTGAACCTGATCAATCGCATTCATGAAAGTTATGTTAGCGATCGCATCTTGCACGATTTCCATTACAGGCCAATACTTTTCGGTCATCAACAAGTACTGGGTACCGGAATCTTTAATTTTCTTTTTTTCAGCTTCAGGCTTTGTCTCCAAAATCGCTAAAGCTGCTGCGTAAGCTTCAGCCAATTCATTATAGAACTCATTGCCGAGTAAAGGCTGTATCTGGGAGCGTTCGGTCCTGCTTATCTGAGGACGAATTTCTTGTAGCTTTATAGTATCATTTAAGGTTACTTTTTGCTTGATCTCATTGATATCTGAAAATAGTCTCATAAATCACCTCCTTAACTAACAATTTTACTTCCCTTACCTGTATCCGTAGTAGTCAACACTTTATCCAAAGTTAAAAGCGTCATGTCAGGATTCCAACCGTTGTAATCCCGGACAAATTCAAACATTTGATAAATGATTGCACGATCAGCAGCATTAATGGCATTCATCACTAACCAGGACTCCCGGATATCGGACCCTCCCTGGTTGGCTCCACCATACGATCCGCCCGGCATACCTAGACCAAATATTGCCGGATTAACCAACATTGAAAAAAGAATCTCGGCATTGGCAGCTGCGCCATCAGGCAGATAAGCGTCAGACTTCAACTTATCATCAATCGCAACGATTTCGATACCAGGAATGCTTGTACCATTCAGTTTGTTAATATCGAAGAATGAAACAAATGTTTTCATCGCATTTTCGGTACCGGTTAAATACTTGTCCATTTCATCGTACTGATCATTTACGGCCTTTGTCCTTTCAGCTTCACCCATTGATGCCCATTTAGGATATTTGGTTAGCCAGTAAGACATGGAAATCTTTACGTGATACTTAATAGCTGCTTGATTTCTAAAGATTGCTCGTTTATAAGATGGAATAGAATTGGATATCTCCAGCCAGCCATTAGAGCGAACGCCATCCCAATGAGCCAAGGAATAGTAATCAAACTCCGGATCAGGATAATACGTAGGGAAAACATAATTATGACCTTTCTCAACATATTTGATGCGATCAACTTCCGAAAACCAGTCTCGCGAATCAATCACATCAAACTCGTCATAGTCATCTGCAGGTGAAGGAAAGTTTGCCGATCGCATAGCTTTTTCAATTCGTCCACTTTTTTCATTGTAGGGACGATATCGGAATTTTCTAGCCTTATCATGCCCGATCCGGACAATCTTTGAGCGGTCCTCATTCAGCATCAACAATGGAAATGAGTTTGCCAATGCATTATAATCCTGGATAATTGCCAGCCGTGTAACATCGAAATTGGAGCGCTTAAAGAAATCGCGCACATCCTGATCCTTTACAAGGTCATATTTCATCTGATTGTTATCGTCTAATTCTCTAGGAATAGCCGGAACAACCATTTGACCGAACAATTTTAGATTCAAAAGCCTTAGCGCGCTCATGGCTACGCCACTTTTGCGCACCATAGCCCACATTTCATCAGGAAACTTATCACTTTTCCCCCATGGTACCCAATCACGTCCCCCGGAAAACTCATTTTTATTTGGAAGGACAGTAGAAAAATTTGCTATGCCTGATTCCCCGGATTTACCAGCTGAAGCATTTGTTAGAACTACAGAACTTCCTTCTCTGAAAGAATATAGCGGAAAACCATCACTGGAAAATTGTGTATGCCTAGTACTCATTTGAAAACGCGTTTGCCATTTATTTCGAAAACTAACTGGATATGAAAAGCTGACTTGATACCTGATTCCAGGTTAACAATACCACGCATTTCATTTTCTCTAACTGAATATGGCAGGCCGCAAATCTGCGCCTTTTCAATCGTTTGCCATTGCCCTCCAGTTCCACGCTTGCGATCGCATTTCAAAAAAGTTATTGATAGCGTTTCGTCTGAAGACTGATATCGGCAGCGATCCAGTATCTTGAGCATTTCCGTGTAAGAAATTTTATCCATGCTCAAAAATCTATTTAATAAGTCCATTAGAAACGACAAGAACATATTTCAACTGATTTTCAACCTGTTAGTATTAATGTTTCAAAAAACTTCATTAAAAACATATCAAAACACTATAAATCAATTATTTAAACAATTTATTTTTTCCAAAAACCATTAAAAGTATCTACTTGAAGCCCGCCGTGCCCTGTCCTAAAAGGGCAATTGCCATTTACACCCCCACGGAATATGATTTCGATCCAGGAGAATCACTAAACAAAAGAGCCGCATAAAGCGGCTCTTTTATCGTTTAACAAGCATTATGTCGGTGAACTTTGAATTATAGCTAGGATTATTTGCATGGGAAATAGCTATAGCATGTTCGAAAGGGTTAGCCCCAGGAACCTTCTTAGATATCCATTCACATAGCTCTACAACATTAGACTTATTGGATGTAAAATAAAAGTATTGCTCAACGTCAAGCACATCCAATACATCTAAGTAATCAGATAACTTCCAATGTGATGATTTGTAGCTTGAAACATCTGTAGATAAGTAAGGCGGATCAACGAGAAATATAACATTAGCCTGATCGCGATAAAGTTCAAATAACTCTTTGTAATCCATGGAGACCCTTTGAACACCATCTAAATAACCAATCGCATTATAAGGTGTTTCTCTGAGCGTATTGTAAAATACCTGTCTTGTTAATTCATCATAGCTCAGGGCGTAATTCATTGCAAAGAGTAAATTAGATGATAAGGTGATATAATCAACGTATCCTAAACGCTTTTCTTCTGAATATACTCTATCTAATATGGACTGCCTTCTTTCAAAGGGTATTGCTTTATCTTTAGGAAGGTCACAGATTAGATTGCGTATATCCTGTATGAGTTTATTAGTATTAGTAATCCACTCAATCCTTTTTGCGAAATTATCATAATCATTGTATATGACTTGCGCATCCGGACAATGCTGTTTAACTGTATGGCTCAACAAACCACTTCCCCCAAACAAATCCACATAAGTGGCATTAGGATCACAGCTCTCGAGCTCAATTTTAAATTTTGTAAGGAATCTTCTTTTTTGTCCCATAAACGGCAACGGCGACGAATTGTAATTTTTACTTGCTTTCATATATATTTTATTAAATTTGTGCTCTCACAATCAAAAACTTTATTGCATAACTCTAACATCGCGTCAGGTTATACCCCTCGACACGTCGGTGTGTTATGCACTGTATGGTTTTTGATTGTGAGAATTTCGAAGGCAAGTCGAGGGGCTTCTTTTAACTTGAAGACCTAGATGGCAGCCATAATCCCTGGCTACTCTCTATAAGATGTGAATATTTAAAGTACCCTATCATATCCATTGCATCCCCTTGATGTGTTGTATACCGTTGATCGACGTGCGTCTTACGTTCATCTGTCTTGACTTTCTCCGGACCAAACTTACCCTCCTTAGCTGCTGAGTTATTGATCGACTCAATGAGATACTTACATTTTGTCCGGTTCCATTTGAATATAGGTAGCAATGGATGATCATTTCGCATGGCAATAGACCAGAACTTATACTTATCCGAGTGCTCAGGTGCTGCACCATAATATTGCTGATCCACATCCCACCCATTCTTGATGAGCACCTCAACTACGATATCGGCATAAGTCTTAGGCGAACGGCCGTCTTTACCGATCGCTGTCTGATCATACCAATACGAAACGCGCTTAGTGGGATGAGGCTGATAGTAATCGCACCAGCGCTGGACAAGTATCTCCAGCATTTCCCCAGCTTCTTCAGGCGTAATCGAGGAAAGGAAATTGCATTCGTTCAGGAATGTCTCCTGAGCCGTGACTATACAACAGAACTTTCCATAGTCCAGGGCTATATCCAGTGGTGTGCTGGGTATGATATCAGTTACCTCACGGCAATCCAGTTTCTCAAACTTAGTGCGATCATAACCAACACCCTCATCTACTAACCCCCTCAGATAATCATTGTCAAAAGAATCATAACAAAGATTCCTTTCATTGAATGCCGGATAGAATCCCCCACCAACAGCCCTGGGCCGAATATTCTCTATCTCGATATCGTATTCATATTTGGACATGATACGACGCTGCATCTTAAAATAATTATCAGGAAGATTCTCAGCATTGATCCGGGTGGGAGCTCGTAAATAAAATACCTCGTCCGGATTTGTTAAAGCGGCCTGCTCATAGGTATAGATATGTTTACCCTCCTGAGTTCTGGGAATAGAACTTACATATACCTGAGACAACCATCTCTTCTTATGCTCAAAATGAGATTTACCACCGCGCAGAGTTGCATAGGTCTCAGCCTGGAATTTAACTGGATCAAGCTCACAGTATTCATCGGCCAAACCAGAACACGTATTGATACCACGAGATGAAACATCTTGGCTTAACATCACCCATACAGCTCCGGTCCACCAAGCAATAGTTTTCCCCCAATCCAACGGTGGCTCATAAGGAAGATTGTACTTCTTCCAGATAGGCTTTTGCCCGATCGTGAAATGTATACCATTCTTATAACCCAAAGTCTCCAGAGAAAGAATGGTGGACGGCAATGTCCTGGTTAAAATCTGTTGATATGTTCTACCTTGGAGGAAATTGGTAGACCGGGGCATATCACAAGCTGTTTCGGACATTTCATCCGCTAAAACCGTCGACTTACCTACTGCTCTAGCCCCTTCTAATACCTTAATTTTTTGCGGCGCAGTCCGAATCAGGATCTGCGCTAGATTGCGATTTACCTGGAGTTTAGGCTTCGAGATCTCAACCATTATTACTTTCCTCCCCAATCACCTGAGCTTCTTCAGACATACTATTTAAGATATCACCGAGATCAATCACTCCACCGGCGTGTATTTTTTGCAATGCACGTTGAGCTGTCTGATCAAGTGAAATGATAACTTGATGTTGCTCGATCTGATCAGCTATCAAAGCGCCTGCTTCATCGTTGACTCCAGCAGCTCTCAGCTCTTTGGCAATTTCCTTTAAGGCCATCGCATTGTTTTGCTTTTTGGCCATGATCCGGGCATCGAGAAGAGTCTCAATCACAATGTGGTTGATGACATCGGCCTTCATACGGCCAACCGATCCAAAAATCTCCAGGGCATCATTGATATATCGCCGAGCTGTTGAATTGGATATCGGGTTATCCCGAAGACTTCCTAACTTTTTGAGAACGGTTATAGTTTCGGTCATCGAGCTGTAATTCCTGAATAATGTATAAGCATCCACATACCACTCAAGCAATTTGGTTTGCTTAACAGTGAGATCGGACTCTTTTGAATCGGGATCTTTAAGATAGCTTAGGATATCATCCTTATTGGAATCTATTGAAATTGGTTTAGCCATTTAGGACCTCCAATCTTTTTTTGACTAGATCCAGTTTAATTTGGTTAAGCTGAAAGCGAGAAAGCACCTTTGCTTTTTGGTGTCCATCGGCTAAGGTTTCAAGCTTCTTTTTATCCTTCGAGATATTGGGAGGAATATTCTTGAGATGAGCAAGCAATTTATCAAGCGGTAAATCATTGATTTCCTCCTGAATAGACTTCGCTTTCTCTACAAAAATTTTACCTGATTGCTTGTATTCGTCAATGACAGCCCAACAAGCGTTCACCTGCTCATGATCATTCAGCAGTGTCTCCGCCATTGCAAGCCTCTTGTCAGGATCATCCGTAAAACCAATTTCAATAAACAATTGCTGTGAACGTCGGTAATGCATATTTTTTCTCCGGACTACTTCTTTGATTTTTTCCGGAAATAAGAAATAATCGTCATTCAAAGCAGCTTTGGCAGGGATATCAAAAGACTCCAATGGAGCAATGATCGATTTCTCTACTGTGTTAGAGGCAACCTTGACATCAGATGGGCGATCCTCCTGGGCGAGCTTCTTCAGCTCCTCAAGTAAACGATTATAATGAAGCGGTGATGATCCGCTTCGAAAAAAAGAGATCAGAACTTTGCTCGAGGCAAATTTTTCGAACAACACGCGACCTTCCTCATAGCTGCGATGCGAGTTTTCTAAATACCTTTGAATAACGGAAATTGCCATAAATCAAAGGTATTTGAGCCAATTTTAGCTAAAACGACACTTTCGGCTTATAGATATAAACCATTACATTTGAGTCATTTAAAAAAGCAGGTATCTGCAAGTAATCAAGCGCCTCAATAACATCTATACTTTCCCAATTACTATCTTTTTGCCAATAGATATTCACTTGAGCTTCGATCTCATCACGCTCCATCAAAATATTCTCACCGTCAGTTCGTACCGGCACATAAAACTTCTCCTCCAAGATATTGATAATCTTTACAATCTTATCGTTCATATTATATGTATTTACAAAAAAGGCTCTTCAACAAGAGCCTTTTTATTTCACGCATTAAAAATATACTATTATGGACCAACCGGTTCCAATAGGATTGGCGGTTCATAAATCGCTGGTGGAATTGGTGATTTTGAGATATAGGTCTGCACCAAAGTATTCGGATCCTCGATCAACTTACCAGTACCGCCTTCCGCTGTATCCAGCTGAGCCGGGAACTGTTTTGTACCCAAAACCTTTGCAGTACCATTCTGCTCAATGGCAATAAATACCATCCGGCGATTGGCTGTTGATGCAACAAACCCGGAAATTGTAGCATCATTTTTTGGATAGGATACTTCCATCGAGTTCTGGAACGACTTTCCATCACGGGCACCGATCAGCGAATACTTCAGTTCACCAGTTTCCAAAGTAACGTACAGCTTCTTGAAGGACTTCCCGGTCTTAAATTTGAAATCATCGGCAGCCTTTACCGTAACTAAATCTTCAAAGTCAGTAGCGGTTTCAGTCACAATTTTTGAAAGCGCAACGGGCCACGTTTCTATATCTTCAGTAAAAGCGTAATAGACCTCTCCTGCTACTCCACCAGGATTGAAAACACCCTGTTGAAAGACAATATCTTTCGCGTTCAACCCCATTAGTAAAACACCAGCGCTTTTTAACGGGACAAAAGACCCGATAAAGATTGCTGAAGCAAACGCCAATCCAACAGAATTACTCCCAGTAGCTGAAGCAATGGTATTGCCAATAAAAAGGGAAACCATGATCAAGCATAGCATCCCAGCAAAAAATTTAATTGCACTGTACATCAATTAGTCCTCCTTTACTTCTTTTAAAAATCCTACACCAAGTTTCAACAAGCGTCCAACCAAATCAGAATCTTCCAAAAGATTCTCAGTGGTGAATTCCTTTCCTTCGAAAAAGAACGTTTTACCATGGATAGAATATGTTTTACCTTTATGCTCCAGCGTTTGAAATCCATCTTTCGCGGCTTTTTGAACCTTTTCAAGTGATTTTGACATGGTAGTCATCAGCTCCATTGCTTCGTCACGCTCTGTTGTTAGGGCATCCACCGAGTCGCTCAATGACTTATTATCTGCTTTCAAATTACTGTTCTCGGTATTTGTTATGGCAAGATCCTTCTCAAGACTTGAATTCTTGGTAGTGAGCTCGTCGTTTTTGGATTTCAGTACATCACGCTCTTTTGTTAGAGCAGCAATTTCTTTATCCTTTCCAGCGATAATCTTTGCTGTCGCCGTATCCAACTCTTGCTGAGTTGATTTGTTTTCATTTTCAGCCATTGCTTTAAATCTTTTAATTTTTAAAAATTTGATTGTGGGACTAGCCCACAACCAAAACAACTATATACTTAACTATGAAAAAGCCTATGCTACTAAATCCTGGTCATTGTGGTACACATAAGGCAAGTACCAGAATCCTAATCCGATCCACCAGTCAGAAAGCAACTTAACATCACGATCTTGCTTTTGAACATCGAATCTTCCCTGATTTTCTCCAGCCTTCATTGGATTTGCCTTGTTGAATTTTGGAGTGGTAAAGATCAGATCACTACCATCCATTGCCGGATATCCTTTGACTGTGATCTGTGGATCATCGATCAGAGTAGATAAGTTTGTTTTTTGCTCGTAATTCAGATTGTATTTTTTTCGAACACCCTCACGATACAAGCGCTCGACTTTTAGGCTAACCGAAACTTCTGATAATTCCGTACGGATCAAATCAGGAATATTCTTCACAAAATTCTCAATATAATCAGCTACCTGAACTGGATCGGTAGGCATAGCCCCGAGTACAATCTGCTTTGTCTTACCAGCAGCAAATCCATCTCGGATTTTTTTCCGGATGCCATTTAAAGAAGCACCAGCTGCTGTAGCTGTTCCATCTACAATAGCGCCCTTAACACCTTTAAAAGCTTCCAAGAGCTCTAAGTCAGCATAGTACTGCTTAATAATAAGTTGCTCTGAAATGTAACGGACAATAGGCCAATCCTTACGCTCCAGTTTATTTTCAGCCAAAAACCCTAGCCATGACGGCATAATTTCGTCTGGAGAGATCAATTCATCGATCTTAACATGATCAAGCTCAATTTTCTCCAACTCAAATTTGACCTCATTACCAGCAATCGGCGTAAATTTGCGCTGAAATGCCTGTAACACCCGTTTGATCGATGCTGTTGCTTTATAAACAACAGTACTATCCGTAGGCAATAAGGGAAAAGATTGTGTAAAAACAGATCTCTGCATCAAAACCGTCTGAAGGTTCTGCATCCCTTGCCCACCATCTACATAATAGCTGCCAAATTCGGCTACTACTTCATCAATATTAATTCTCATTATACACGGTTAAATTATAAACACTTAATTCTACTAACCAAAAATTCCGCGATCGGCGATCTGATTGTGAGCAGCAACAGTAGTAGGTTCCTCCTCTTCTATTTCAGGATCCTCTGTTGATTTCTTTGCAGATTTAGATTTCGTTCCAGGATCACTAGCAGCACGCTTAGCAATCACACCTTCCAAAGTTTGAATGCGGGTCTGATTCGCCTGAATTGTTGCTTCCTGGTTGGCGATCGTCGTGTTCGCCGTAGCTAACGAAGCATTAGCAGTCGCAAGTTCAGCTGTCACGCGCGCCCCCTCATCGATAACTGATTGCTCGACGATTGTAAAGTCCGTAATACCAGCTGCTGTCAGATCAGCGTTAGCCAGGTCTAAAGCGGCCTCAGCTCCTTCAGCTTCAACAGAAGCCAATGCAGCCACATTGTTAAAATTATTCATATTAAAATTTTTAGTTTTCTTGCTTGAAGTGAGTGTGCGGAGATGCCTTATAGCATCATCCATTGTCCCAATACCGTCGATGAGGCCCATTGTCAAAGCTTCATCAGCGAAATACATTTTGCCGGTTGCCCAGCTGTCATTTTTTAATCGATCACCACGGCCCAACCTTACAGCGTCTAGAAGTTCGCCAGTAACCAGGGAAATACGATCCTCCAGTTCAGCGAGCGCATTCTTATCTCCAGCCTTCGCAAGTTCATAGACGGTATTTTTGTCCTTAGACTGCTTGGCCTTAATAACAATTCGCTTAACCCCCTCTCTCTGTTCACGTTCAGTAGCGTCAAGTAAAGTGGAATAACCACCAAAACTTCCTATCTCACATAATTTGGAAGAAGCAAATACAGCATCTGCAGCAGCAGCAATAAAGCCACCACCACTCGCTGCCATACCTCCATTGATATAACTCAAGCTAGGTTTTACAGAAGCCATAATTGCCTGCATAAATTCAAGCACACCATCAGCTTGTCCCCCAGGAGAATCGATAAGTAAGAAATGGGAAGTTATATTGGACGCATTTTCAGCTTCATTAAATGCGCTATGGAGCTCATGCGTTCCATCGCCACAAAAGCCATAATGCATGATTGGCCCACGTAAATCGTAAAGTGCTATTGAATCCTTACCTGCTTTAGTCCAGCCATCCCGATAATTGTATCTAGCCAAACTTGGATCAAGAATAAGGTTTGAAGGAGCCGAGGAATTGAAAGAGACGGATTCTCCATTAAGGAGCATCTGGATCAAACTCCAGTTTGCGTCGATCCAGGATTCATCCAGAAGCCACGATGATCTAAGAATTGAAGAAATTACATTGAAACCATTCATTAAAAAAGCCGATCAATTTGTTAAGCACAAAGATTGATCGGCTTTTTTACTTGGAAACGACTATAAATTGATGGTATAAGGGTATATCGGGGCGCTTTCGAGGCATTTACCTTCAAAAGAATATGAATAGCGTTTGTCTTTTGCTGAATAACTGTACGTAAAAAATAAATCCCCATCAAGCCCGGCAATACGCTGTTTACCCAGCAGATCTACAAATACAATGACATAGCGAACCGTAAAATTTCCCATGCTCTTAAACAAGTCCTGAATTTCGGAAGAGTCACCAGGAAAAGCACCGTCTATATTTGTATCGAAATACCCTCCATTGTCAGAGGTCTGATATTTCTCGCCAAAATCCAATGAATCAGAGCTTGCATAACCAGTGTACCAAAAAGACGAATTCTTAAACACCACCTGCTGTTGAGCCAGTCCTCTATGAACTCTCGGAATTTTCTCTATTTCATGTTTTGGAACGAAGTAGAATGATCCTAATCCTCCAGGATTTAAGATCGGACGCTTTGGGAAATTCTTTATCATAATACAAACTTGATTTATTGACCAGGATAAGAAACGACATTCAAAAAGTGTTAAATTTTGCGACACTTTCGTCCCCTAGTTTTTTGTCATTTTAAAGTCAGAAAGAATTAGGCGATTGATTTTTTGAAGAATTGTCCTAAAATTTCATTTTGACGATCCCGATATCGCTCGTAATCTTTCTCCAATGTCCTTATGCCGATGATATCCTCATGCAAATTGCACTTCTTCATAAAATCAATAATGCACTGCCTGATCTGAGACCGATTGTAAGTAACATGGAAATCCATGTACGAATGGAACTCATCCAGGAACATGAACCTAACCATATTATTGAAATCAACAAGCGTCTTACTGGGTACACAATAACCACTGTTTTTAAAAGCACGCTCCGTTATCTGAACCGTTAGCTCCTGATCATATTTACTCAGGTCAATACGATTATTGTTGATCGGTAGATTCTTTTTTTTACACAATGAATTCAAAAGGAAAATACCGAAGATATTTTTCTTTGATAAAATGAAAGGATCAGTATCAAACTTGGAAGAAAGATATAGCTTGTTAACCTCGGTTACTAAAATTGGTATGTCTACGACCATAGCGCAAAAATATCCTCTTTTGCATTCAGATCACATCAAAACCGTTGAAAGTGTTCCAATGTTCCAATGCGTTCCTACTGTTCCAATCTGTTCCAATTGACTTTTTTAATAAAATATAGCTTTAAATATATTTAAATAAACTTTTGGAACAATTGGAACGATTGGAACACTTTTTCATGCATTTGAAACGTTTGTTATCTTTTTCTTAATTAACTCACAAAATCAGCCCCCACAGCTGAGAAACGCACCTTGGAAAAAATGGCCGGAAATAATCAGAAAATTGGAACAGTTGGAAATTATTAGGAAAATAGGCCCTTAGTGACCTTTTTTAATTGGAACGATTGGAACACCATCTTTAAATTGCTTCATATGCTTAGCAATTTCCTCATTATCTACAAACAAAAAAGCCAATCATGTCGATTGGCTTCTTACTTTAAAGTACATTGGGTTTCTGTTCAATGTTGTAATCCGAATCTATTTCGAAACATTCATTTTCAGAATTAATTACTAGTGGTAGCTTAAAATCCATATAATTACATATATGATAAAGTCCTTGCCTGACATGCGTAAAATCAAATTTCACACCACGCAGTTCTTTATCGACCAATTCTTTCTCGTTAACAGCATGGAAATGGACTGTGATAAGCTCTAACATTTTCTCTTTAGCGATCATTACATCTCCCTGAATTAGGTCTACTATACCACTATAAGATACATCCATACCAATCCCACAATAATAGTTGACATTCTGGTCAAAATTCAACCTGTCAATTTCAGCAGCTATGAAAGCAGCTGCCTCAGCTAACCTTTCAACTTCAGACATGTTCACAAATTTGTTCAAAACTTCATCCGGCCAACCTAATGGCCAAAGATTCGGATCACCTGTAAGCAAGGTAACTGCAACTTTGGTTAAGCTTCCATCTCCATACTTTAGGTCGTCTACAGGTCTATGATCATGATGAAAATGACCATCTCTTTTTTCTTTGATTAAATCTATTCCTGATTTCATAATATATTAGGCATGTTCAAGTAATTTGGTTTTAATTTTAATTCTTATATATCGCATCGATCCAACAGCAGTTCCTTCAGGGATATCCAACATCTCGGCAATCTCACGGAATTTGTAACCGGCCATATTAAGCCGAAAAACATCCCTGTGTAAGGGGTTTGCTGTATCGACGATCTGATCTAGCTCCTTAAGATAAAACTTGGTCAGTGCATCGTTATGGCTGATCGGCTCACTATCCAACAGCAGCTGCATATTTTTCTTTTGTTTCCTGATCAAGCTCACAAACTTTTGCTTAAGGACATATTTAAAATAGCCGTCGGATAGGTCATTTGTACGATCGCGAGATCGCCATATTGAGATGATCGCTTCTTGTATAATGTCATTAGCATCATCGATATCTTTGGTAAGGCCCATAGCATAACTAAGAAAGCGTTTTGGTGCCTTTGCTAAATATTGTTCAATCATTTTTTTCTTTGGTTGTAAATTTTCGACTTTTCAAATGAGCAGTAATCAACAAGCTAATGCTGCTCTCACTGACTCGGTATTTTTGCGCTAACTCTTTCAATAAAAAACTGCCGGTATAAAATAACTCTATAACCTCTTTCTTTTGCCTTCTTGATAGCTTTCTATATACCATCTTCATTCAGTTTACCTTATCTTCATCTGGACATTAAATCCAGCTTTCATTAATTGCCCCACGTAATATCGAGGGCCAACAGGAATTTCGTTAAAAGATTGGTAAGGAAATACGTCAATCTCCCTGAGTCCAGGATCGATCGTAAAGTCTGCCTCTCTCACTTTTCGGTATAGGTAGTTTAACCTCGATTGTTTTAAACCACCTTTTTTTAATCCATCTTTTTTCATGTAATAAATTAGATCTTTGTTAGCTGTTAGCTTTGGTAAATACCGGTGCGTAAAAGCGCATATACCCCGTTGTTTTACCAGTCGTTCTATCCTTTTTTTACAATAATTCCTCAGTAAAAATCTCACTACCGGTTGTACCATAAAGAAGATAGATATCTTCATCATCTATTTTTTTTGGTAGTAAAAAAGCAAACATCTTTTCAGGTTTATCAAACTGGCAAATTATAGAACCAACGTATTTAATCGGAAATTCAAATCGATCTGTTCTAATGGTACCATTTTCTTTTCCATTTCCGATTTGAATTATTGATTCTTCCGGCTTTAAACCAAAGAAATCTTCCTTTTTAAATGACAAGTTTTGACCAACCATACCTAGCGATTTTCCAACAATCCTTATCTGCATCTTTTTGAAATTTAATTGAACAATTCGGCCTGATCCTGTACTGGCACGGAAGGCCCTTCGGTAAATTCAATATTTTCGACTAACATATTTCCTCTCCGTTTGTCTCCAGCTGTATACTCATTGTATAATCCTTCAACCTTTATTGGAGTCCCTACAGTCAAACGGCGAACCTCGTCCAATTTTCGGGAGAAACAAGAAACAGTTATTATTTTTTCGACTTTGAAGCCTTCCTTTTCGTAAGATTCATCAATTTCCATTGTCCATGAAACTTTAGTCTCACCCAAAGCCTCGACAACAGCAGCGTCTTTGTACCGGACCGATCCGACGATGGTACGTTGCGATCCTACTGGAGCAACTTCACGTTCCAAATTCAAGTTCATCATATCATAATCGAATACGAATGCGCTAGATGGAGTGGATGATCCATTTTTCTTTTTAAAAACTGTTGATTTTATGGTACCGATAAAAGATTCCTGTTCTCTCATGAAATTTGTAATAGTCTCGCTGTTTAGACCAGTTTTTCCGGTTTGCTGCCTAGTAGCATTCATGTACAAAGGGTGAATATTGGTCATTCTTACATACAGGAGTTTTTTAGGCTCTTCAAATGTTTTTACACGAGTATTTTTACCATCTTCACCGACATCAGCGCGCGAAATAATTAACGGTACAGAGTCCCGAACGTCAATTTTAAAATCCCAACCGTCGGTGATCATATCCTGCTCGAGTAAAAATTCTAAGGTTTTCCAGAAAGTTGCCAAAGAATCAGATTCGGTAATCCGCTGAGACAATGAAATAATGGATCGCTTAACATGATCAAAGAATTCATCGTAAGAAAATGGAAAGTCAATCATCCCATCGAGCAATTTTCGAAAAGTCAACATCGTACAGAAGTTTTGTTGGATCCGACTTTTTACGCGAACACCTATCTTTTCAAAGGCTTGAGATAGTTTCTTGAATTCTTGGGCATAAAACTCAGCATATTTAGTTTCCACCAAAGAACGATACTGAAGAAGCTCCACTAAAATCCCACTTAATCCTTTTTTCTCCCATGCTTTCAAGCGATTAAAATTGTCGATCTGTGCTTGCGTCCGGTTCGTTGCGGATATTTGCTCCGGAATAGACCTAGATAAAACAGACGCATCATCCTTGGTAGATAGGAATTGACCAATAAGAATTAGCGTACAATAAATTTCCTGAACCTCTGTTTTCTTCTTCTTAGTCATCGAACCTTTCTCCCGACCTTCACCGTCAAAACCAGCTTTGATACCTCCAAACCACTCTGGTTTTATGGTATTTTCGTCGAATTCATTGAATCCAACCGGACAATTGCGGAAACGTTCCATTCTCGAGAAGAATGCAAAGTCGGTACCGTGATTCAAATTAAAGAAAGGCATTTCCTTAAAAAACAGATTAGATATTGATTCTGCAAAAACTGATTTACCTGAACCTACAGAACCATAAACGTAAAAGTGAGGGCATGAAGAATTGAGTGCATAAACGATATCGCGAAAAATGGAGACAAAAACAAACATTAGCCCAGTCCATGCATTAAGGCCATACGCACCGACAAACATCTCTGCCCACTCAGAAAATGTGAAAGGTGCTGGTGACCAGGACAAATAACGGTCATTTTTATAAATGTCGTCTTCAGCCCGAACTTCATTAGCCAAGGAACTGGCTGCCATTGATAAGTAATTGGTTCCATTAACATCAGTAAAACCATACTCATTAAATGCGCTAAGAGAATCATTATGATAAACCCGGTTATAAAATGACCAAAACCCTTCTGGTTGCCAGCCCAGTGTTTTCAGCTCAAAACATTTTGGGTACTCCCTTAGTAAAACTGATTTAAGTTTATTTAACTGGGATTTTGCAAAACCATCCATCAGAAAGTATACACCCTCATTCATCAATATCGATTCGAACTGATCAACGGACGTAAAAGCTTTGGAGGGTAGTTCCAAAACTGTTTTTGATATACCATTATCCACTTCAGTCAAACGCCTATTAGCATTTTCATCTTTCGAATAAACGTGGATCAAAGGTTTGATAATAAAATTAGTTAGCTGCTTTGCTCCTTTGTCGCCCATATGAAAATAGATACCAGTATGCTGAATGCCGTCTTTTTTAGAATCAAAACCTAGTGTATAGAATTTTTCCTTATTTATCCATGATGGCAATATAGACTCCTGATCCTGTTTTCTTTCTTCAAGTATTACTCTTTCTTCAATCAAACCTTCGACACGTTTTGTCAACGTTCCAAGCTTCATTTTCTTAGCTTTGGAAATTCGCTCTATATAGCTCTCACGCAGATAGTCCGACTGCTCTAGCGAAACCATCATGGCAATATCGGCCAATGCCTGATCCTTCAAATGGATATCGTCCTTCGCATGATCCAAAAGATACATAGCTTTCCACATCACCCCATCTTGAGTATGGTTTTCCAGCCACTCCTCAATAGGATTCTTACGGCCTTCCAATCCTTTTAAAGGCATTTCACCATTTTTCGGAAGCAGCTCACTACCTAAAACTTTACACAAAGTATCCGGATCGTCCTCTTTGTCCGGACGGGCAACATTGACACGAAGGCCCGCCGATATCAGGATGTCAATTGATTTTAAAGTAGCCTTATGACCTGCATCATCACCGTCAAAGAATATCGTCACGCTCTGACAGTGCCGGGCAAGCTTTTGAGCATGGCTTTCCGTTAAAGCCGTACCACAGGAAGCGACAGTATTGCGGATGCCCATCTGGTGCATCATGATCACATCTAAGTTTCCTTCGACCAATATGGCATTTTTCTTTTTCCGGATCTCCTGCTTGGCAAACCATAGTCCAAATAAGACTTCCTCTTTTCTATAGAGTAATGAAGTCTTAGAGTTTATATATTTCGGACCATCCCTCTTTTCTTCATCGTTTCTTCTTCCGGAAAAAGCAATAATATCGCCTCGATCACTATGAATGGGAAATATTAATTTGTTGATAAAAGTGTCATACACGTTACCATTATCATTCTTCTTCACCAAACCAAGTTCTTCAGCAATTGCATATTGGCCATTGTTTAACACGTGCGGAGTGATCGATTTCATGGCATCTGGAGAGTACCCGATCTGCCATTCCACTATTGTATCCATTGAAAGCCTTCTATTTTCCAAAAGGTAATTTACCGACCAATGATTGATCGGCAAACCCAGAATATTATTCGTCCAAGACTTTTGAACGAACCTGTTAAGGTCAATCATCGTCGCACGTTTTTCCTTGACCTCCTTATCCTCTTCATTGGAAAGCGTTTCCTCAACTGTCATTGAATATTTAGCAGCTAGTTTGTGTATCGCATCCGGAAACTCCAGTCGGCCGTTCTCCATCAAGAAAGTAACCACATTCCCTCCAGCACCACAGCCAAAGCATTTATACATCTGTTTAGATGGGCTTACTACAAATGATGCTGTCTTTTCATCATGAAAAGGACAACACCCTTGCAGATTAGATCCCTTCTTCTTCAATTTCACTACTTCGCCAATTACATCTTCTATTCTAGTGGCATCTAATATTCTATCTATACTTTCTTGAGTTATCATGGATTTTTAATTGAATTATAATTGCAAGTATTTTAATGAGGAAAATGAGCATGTTATCGATGGTCGTAAAGGTATTTTTGAAACTCGGAAAAAAGTATGGCCAAAGCTTGCTTGCGAGATTCAACGAGCTTATTTCCCGTTTCGTTGAAGTAATTAATCTCCAGCTTTTTCACAAAATAATCCTCGCTGATCTGCAGTAAAAAATTGACAAAAGTTTCCTCACCCCAACCTCTCCACCTGTGGCCATAAAAACCCCAGTCTGAGTCTATAAATAAGCTCCCTTCAGGAGTAAATGAAAAAATGGCAAAGGACTTTTCCGGATGGATCACAGTCACTGTTCGGGTGATTGATTCAAATATTCTCAAATCCATATAAAAGATTACTTAAAATGTTTTTTCCACTGAGTTGGAATCAATCTCAATTCTGTTACTTCCCTTCCATATCCTGCGACCTGCTGCATTAGATCAGCAACTTTATATTCGGTATTCGGCATGATGACCATGTATCCACCTGTGGGCTTATTGGTTCCCTCAATCGCTCTAATGTCTCCTTTGGAAATTTCGACAAGGACTAATACAGACAGAATCTGTCCTGATTTGTCAAACTTGATATTTGACTCTAAAATATTATACATGATTACCCTTTTAAGATTAAATAATTCGGTTAATTCTCAGATTTTACAGCCTCAGTTTTATTCTCAACTGTGATCTTAGTTGCTCCAGCTCTTTGAGACATCACTTGTTTTCCCAGATCAGTCAATCCTTTGGATTCATAGATTTTCATTGCTGTGGATACGTCAATAGCTTGGCGTGTTTGTTCATCCAGGTCAAATGAAAGTGTAATAAAGTTCAGGTGAACGCCCAGTTGTTCCAACACTTTATTGCTTTCGGCCAAAAGATGATTCTCAATTTCCGACTGGTCGAGCTCTACTATATCCTCATCAACAAATATCCTTTTGGCCACATCTTTTATTCTTTTATCGATCACCATATTTTCAGCCATTTCAAATGATTTACCAATTGCTTCCTCGTTATCTGCATCGACATTGGCCTTTCCTAGAAATTTAGCTTGTTTGATAAATGAGAGCGCATCAATAATTGAATAATCATAGTCAATATGTACATTGGCGCGAACTTTATCTTTTAGATTGGATATGAAAGTGGCTTCGCCCTGCATAGGAAAATTAGGAACAACAACTTTCATGTAGCACATATTCAAACCACCTTTTGGCACAGCTTCACCAACATTAATTTTTTTCCAGGTCATACCACAATCCTCCGAGACAACAACCTGTTGATTTGATTTTGAATAATTACAGGATTGAAAAGTTATCATAACTCCAATAATTAATAGTGTCCAGATACGCTTTGTTGCTACGTATGCGCCAGCGACCAGTATGATATAAGCCATCAATATAAAACCGAAGGTAAACGGATCATTCAAAGCGTAGTTTCCTAGCACCATTTTGTAAATCCCATAAGTTCCGCCTAAAACGCCTATGATGATCATGAGCGTAAAACAAGTTTTTGCTAAATTTTTCATAATGATTTAATTGATTTATTTATTTAGATTTTTATTTTTAACAAGCTTTCCATCAAGCAATTCAATAAACTGCTCTTTAATGTATTCATAAGGTTGACCGGTGATAGTTGCCACTGCCCGGAAAATCTTCTTTTTCTTACTGTTGCTTAGAGTAATCGTTGAGGTTCGATCGAGAAGGGTCTCCATTTTTTGGATATCCAGCTTTTGTCCCAAGCATTTCTGTTCAAGTCCGTCTATCTTCTTCTTCAGATCACGGATCACCTGGGCTTTGTTCTCCTCGATCTGGACATAATTTCCAAACTCGTGAACCATTGCAACACTCAATAACTTGGTTGCATGTTCGAAGCCTTTGGCATATTCCTCATTAAAATCCTTTGGAATATCAGTTGATCCGATGTGCTTGATCTTCCTGTATATCCTCGAAAGTGTAGCTTTGATATCCATTATTTATTTCCCTTTGTTATATTGTCCATCAATCCATAGCATATAGCCGAGACCGATACAAATGATTATAAAAATTGTTAACGCTGCCATAGTTATTCCTCCGTCATTTGAACGTCCAAACAATATTCAGCGAACTCGTACCTCTCAAATTCCTTCAGTTGAATTCCATAAGTTTTCCCAAGTGGAACAAAGCCTTCATGATCATTGAAACTTCGGATAATTCCTTTTAATGAATAGTTTGCTGAGGCGGATATCTGGAAAATGCGCAACGCATACTTTTTTATAATTTCAGAAATGATATCGGCTTCTTTATCCCAATCCCAATCAAAGAATGTCAATGCCTGCATAGCTATATCTTCATTAAAAATCTTGGTGTCTACCTCAATAATGCAACTGGCATCACCGCACTGGTAGTCAAATTCATAGGTTCTTTTTGCCATGATTAACTTTCAAAATATGTTAGACCTGGACGCCATTGGCTATAACCAACAGAGCATTTTGGATATTTTTTGCGCAAGCGTCTAAACTCTGCAGTTTGCTCGTCGAATGTATTATGGGAAACTTTTACCCTTGCCAACAGAGCCATTTCAGGGTAGTTGTGACATTCAATTACTTGTTTTGCCTCGTCTTCGATCGTATAGCGGTATCGGTTCTTTTCGAAGCTATCGGGGTACTTATTTTGACTTTCAGTTACCCAAGCAGACAAAATTGACATGGAGCTATTCACTACTTGTATAAAGCTCTCAAGCTTTCCATCCCTTTCTACTAAACACCACTTCTTCATATCACCTCCTCAAAATAGTCCAACTTAACACCCTCTTCCTGATAGTGGCAATAATGAGCGAGCGAACAATTGTTCTGAAACTTCTCAGACAGCCGTTTCTTTTCTTGCTCTATTTGAAGTGTGTCCATATGGCGTACATCAACACGAGCCAAGACATTGTGCCGAACGTAGACCTCAATAAAAGATACCTCTACCATTTCCGGGTACTTCCTTTCTAGACTATCTGACTTCGCATGGTTCAAACCCATGTCGTAGGCCATTTTTATTCCTTCGAAATATCCGACGGACAGATCACCATTTAGCGACCAATTAATAAATTTTGTTTCCATTCTATTCTTCTATTACTAATATTTTACTATATCCCCTGACCTGATCAGGACACCGAAAACTAAGGGCGGATCAAAGAACGATTCAGGTCGTCAAGCCCGTGTTAATTTTAAAATTGTTTTGAATACCATTTGCACCAGTTGAACAGACAGACGATGACAGTCACATAATGCTCGTAGAACCTCGATCTAGGACTCGGAGCGATTTCCAAGATATCCGACTCCAACATAATTACTTTCTTGACCAATAATTTGAGGGAATCCTTTTCGTAGTAACTTCGCAGCACAAAGTCGATCCGACGTAATGCAATATCTTGACGTGAAGTCATGTGCATTGCAAGCGCATATTGGCGCTGTTTCATAAACTTGGCCAACACATCTTTAATAAATACTCGTTGGCGAATGGACCAGATATTAAAAGCCTGCTGATTCGAGTAGAACTTGACAACCTCATCCTTTCTACGGCAGAGAACCGGATATTTTAATATCATTTCTCCCTTCGATCTATCAATTGTTGTGTTGATCATGGCTATTAAGGCTAATGGTTAGATAAAATTTACAGCTGGAGCCGGTGAAACGAATGCCGTAAATTTTCCGATCACACATCCCGGATGAAACTTTCGAAGATTGTCCAGAGCTCTCTTCTTTCTGCCTCTAGAAATACCGGTGATATCAACACGAGCGACAACAGTTTCATTTTTCCAGCAAGTGATGTAGGACAAAGTCTCTTCTTTTGGAGTTACTTGTAAACCTGCCTGAGTAGTATTTTTCACTAGCTCATGCATTTCACTGAGACATTTTGAAAAATCCTTGTGCGATTGACCATAATCTATTCTCATAGCATAGCGGTCAGTTAAAAGTTCTATTTTCATAGGTTTTATATTAAGTTCTTGTCTTTGGCAAACAGGATCATTTCATATTTTTTGAAGAAATTCCCCTTCTGCTGTATATTGGTTATATGAGAGTTTACGGTGTGCTCGGAAATATCCATAATGTCCGCAATCTCTTTGTTCAACTTACCCTTGGCCACCAGTTTTAATGTCTCCAGTTCACGCTTTGTCAATTCCCCGTTTTCTACCTTGAGCGTCGTGCAGATCCTACCTTCATATTTACAGGTACCACGCTTTCCGCAGTCAAAATATTCAGCGTAACCTATAGTCCCATTAGCGTGGATATCGGGTTCCGTGTCGTACTTTCCAAATCTGCAGAAGATATAAAGAGCAATCATTTCATCTTTGTCAGTCACATTCCAGTCTCTGATATCAAGAATAACTTCCGGATGCGCAGCCATGTCTTCACAAACGATATCGATAGCCTCCTGAGGGAAATCTCCCCAGATCCAAACTCTCCCTGCATGCGTACACTTCAGAACCTGATCTCGATTCGACCAAAAGAATTCATAACCGTTATCTTCGATACCAGCAGGGAGTTCTTGATTTATGACCTTTAATCGTATCATATTACTGCTAACTACACTAACAGATCAATCTTTGTCGCCAGCGCATCAATTCTGTTGCGTTTGTCTATTGCGAGTTTTAATGCAAACTCGATTACTTCAATATTTTCAATCTTTCCATCAAGAATTCTTGATACAGTGCTTTTACTAATATTAAATTCCTTAGCAATAAGCTCATACGCACCTTTCGGTAGACATTTTTTTAGTATCGATAAGCTACTAGTACTTAATTGCGATTTTTCAACTTGAAGATTCAT